CATGAGTTTCGCTATACCATAACTTGTTAAACCAGAGCTAACTGGTGCTTTGAGTAACATTGGCATTGCACCAAACTTTGAACCATAACCACTAAGCAAACTACCTAGACCTGCACCTTTGCCACCAGCTCCTAAAAATGCACCTAGTTTTGGTGCAAGATATGGTGCAGCAAACATCGCTGCAACAGGTAATATTGGCTTTGCTTTTTTAACTATATTCTTTATTGCTTTATCAAAAAATCCCATATTATATTGTCATTGTAGAACCTGGAAATAACATCTCCAAGTCATTTGTTAATAATTCTATCTCATCTTCATTGCCAGCATTTCTTGCATCTTCTAACATTTGTAATAAATTTGGTAAAGTGTAAGTGTCTGCACTAGCTTCTAATGTTTCTGTCATACTGCCAGGAGGTAATCCACCTTTAAAATCGTCTGGTAAAGGTAACCCTTCATCCATTGGTAAGCCATCATTTTCTGGATCTATTGGATCTATGAGACCAAAAAGTTCACCAAGCTTTTGTATTATACCACCTTCTCCTGTTGGATCACCGAGACCTCTTCCTGGTCCAAGTAACCCTGCCATAAACACATTTCCTTGTGGAGTATCTGTTGGGTCCATGTCTAATAAATCTCTTAATCTATCACCGAGTGAATCTTCAGGTAAAGGATCTACGGGCGATGGCATCATGTCCACGGGTCCAGGTGTTATGTCCATAACTGGATCTATTGGTGCCATAAAATTAGGTAGCATAGATGAATCTCTACCACCTTTACCTTCATCGTAGTCCACTATAATAGTTGGATTTGGATTGGGAGGAAATATTTGTAATGGTGCAACATCTTTTGCTCTGTCAAACAAAGTCGGTAAACCTCTGCTTGATCGCATAATATAATTTTCTCTGTTACTATCATCAAAAGACATCGTAGGTCTATTCATACTAAAAGGAGTAGCTGGTTCAGCTTGCTGTGCTTGATCTCTTGCTCTTCGTATTCTTGTTATTGCCACTATGAGCTACCTCCGAATATATCTGGCAGTTTGTTAACTTTAATTGCCACGTCTTTCACTATATCTTCTTTTTTTGTGCTAGTTTCAGGGTCATTGACATCATCATCTGCTTCTTTTTCATTGGCATAGACTTTCCCTGTTGTCGCGTGTTTGATAGTAGTGTTTGTTTCTACATCTATCACAGGAATTGTTTTTCCTGCAACCACGGTAATATCGTCTTTTATAGCCATTTTCTCTCCTTATTGCAATAATTAACTTATCTCTAACACACTAAGAACAACATGTAAATCATTAGCGTTTTCTGCTTGTATCTTAATTATCTCTGACTCTTTTGCAACCAAAGGTGCAATAGAGCTAGTAGAAGAATCGGCAGAAACCTGGCTAGAATTACCTGCAGCCAAAAGCTCTTGTGTTGTTTTACTCTCTATATCTCTACTTAATTGTAGAGTATAGCTTGTGTCACCAGTATCTACCAAATACAAAGATATTTCACAATTGTTAGAAGTGTCAACATTAGCCACACGCACAGACTTTATTATAGCTGTCGTTTGTGCAGGAACTGTGTACAATGTTGTTAAGTTTGTGTTTGATAAAACTGCTTTATAATTTGTATATACGTTTGCCATTACGATAAAAACCAAGTTACAGCTTCAGACTCATCTCTAAGCGGTTCTGAAGTATAAGTATTATTTAGTGCAAAAACTAATTGTTCTAACGTTTGCACCATCTGTGCCATCTGTGATTGATCATATTCTTCTCTTGCTTGTGGTATTATAGGTATTGTTATTTTAGTCATTATCCACCTCGCATACCATCTGGTTTAGCATCAAATCTAAGTGTGCCATAGCGCCATTTATCGTCAACAGCATCACTAGATACACGAAGTGCAAGTTGTCTACCTCGTATACGAGTATCTTTTTTGTTTGTAGATGTTGTAACAGTAAATGGACCGTGTGATCTTTGTGTTGTTGACGGATATGGTCTTGATTTAAGTGTTATATCCACTTCTCCTATTTGATTTTTAAAATCAGGTATGAATCTTGATATGGACATAAAATTATCACCGTCTGCTATGTCGATATCTCCTGATTCTATGTGACAATTCATTGCTGCGCCATCATCATTCACGCCCTCTTCATGTAAATAAACAAATGTTCTACCTTCTTTTACGCCATTTATTGTAGATATAGTTGCTGTTGTATCACTTGCCTCAAACTCCGCTGCGTATGGATTTGAATACACACCACGATCTGCCCAAGAGCTACGTGCTAATGTTCCTATGTACCAAATATTTTCTGCGTAATTGTATGTTACGTTTCTATCTATCTGTGTAGAATTTTTAGATGGATAAAACCATATTACTTCGTTAAAGTCAGAATTGACTGCACAAAAAACATCACCTAGTGCGTTATTATTAATATCATCAAATACATAATCTTGTACACTGCACGGTATTTTTTTAACTGCACCATCAAATAAGAAAAAAGAATCATTGCCCATCCAATAAGCAATACCGTTTACATCTACTGCAGATTTAATACCAACAGCTCCACAATTTGTACCTAATTGTCTAAATCCAAAAGTAAAAGGTGGACCAATAAATTGCATTTGATACAAAGCAGTATCAGTATAAATTAATATAACACCTCTAGATCTAACAGCTGCATTTATTTGATTGCCGTCTGTAAGTCTTTGTGAGCCAGCTGTGTTTGTAGCTGTAGGCGTCCATGTTGCAGGATCTTCTTGATCTGAAAAACGTATAAACATATTGTCTTGCGTGGTTGCTGTGCCTATAGTAGTTTCTGTGCCAAAACAAATTACGTGTCTATCATCACCAGATACTAACATAAATCTAGATTTCGTTGGTGCATTACTAACATTTGTCCTTGCTGCTAAATTACTTGACAATCCACTTGACGTGTCCCAATAATATAAACTGCCGTTAAACTGTTGTGCTAATACATCTTCACCCCAATTGTCCAAAGACCATTTACCAGATTGTAATAAAACACCATCAGCACCCGTTAAACCTTCACGAGAAGTATTCCATGTTGATGCGTTCCAAGTACCTGCACCCCATCCATATCCATATATGGATGTAGGTAAACCTGTATTTATTTGATAGGTAGCATTTGCCGTAGCACCAGTTGCATCAGAACTGGCTGCAGCACCTGCAATTATAGTGTAAGTATTACCAGTAGGAACTGTTTGTATTTCAAACTCACCTTGTAAGTTTGCTGCTGATATACCACCCACAGCGCCACTTACGCTAGCAATGGTAACAAAGTCACCTATTAATGCACCATGACTTGAGTCTGTAACGATTACAGAAGTAGATCCGTTTGTTGTTTCAAATTGTGTTATATTACCTGTGCCTGTTGCACGTGTTGGTGTGATATCGGCATAGACATTTTCTGAATATGCATACAGTTTTTTGTTTGTGCCATACACTGCATAGTTTACACCTTTAAGATCTGAATAAGTTAGAATAGCGCGTGTTGCGCCAAGTAAAGCATCGCTTGTTACTTTTTCCCAACCACCTATTTTTTCTGGTTGACCATAACGAAAACGAATATTATCGCCGTCCACCCATCTACCTTCTGCACCGTACTCGGTGTTTTGTTTATCTATGCCTGGGGCAATCTGTAGTTTAGTTAGTGGCATAATAAGGTATCCAAAAATCTGTGCCATTAATGTTTACTCTGATATGCCCTGTTAACGATCCTACACTTGTGTCTGTTGTTAAACTTTTTGTTTGATCTGAAGCACTAGTTCCATCAAATCTTATAAACTCTTGATCAGTATCATCTTGATCTAAAGTTAAACAAGCTATTGCCGCAGAAGTGCTAGCTTGGTTTATTGTTACAAGTGCACTTGTTGGAGAAGACGTACCAAAAGCTATTTTATCAGCAGAACCATCAGCAAAGAAAGCATGCGTTAAAGTATCTGTTTCTATTCTAAAATCAAGAGCAGCACCAGATTCGTTAAATGTGAATCCACCACCATCAAAGTCAATTGCACCAGTGGCTTTGACACCACCGACAACGTGTAACTCTGTAGAAGGTGAGTTTGTTTTTATACCTACACGATCATTACCAGCATCAGTAAAAAATAAATTTGCATCACCGTTACCCTCAATTCTAAAATCTAAGTCAGCTGATGACTCGTTAAATACAAATGTACCACCGTCAAGTGATGTGTTACCCACTACATCTAATGTTCCGTTTGCTTTTATATTACCTGCATCAGCTAATA